GACTTTCCGTTTACGCTTGAGTTGAAGCGGTACAAAGACGGGCCAATCGGCGGGTCGCCATCATGGTGGGCGCAGGTTGAAGTTGCAGCGAAGCGCGAGGGCAAAATACCTTGCCTGATCTACAAATATGATCGCAAGCAAAATCGCTGTGTAATGCCATTGTCTGCCGTAATGGACGGCGGGCAGGGTTTAATCGAAACAGACTTGGAGACGTTCTGTTTCATTGTAAGGGAGAAATTGGGATGCTAGTCCAATTATCACCACGGGAGATGTCGCAATGTAAGCAAGCTGCTGCCATGCGCTGGCAGCTTGCTAGGGCGTCTGGCGTTGTTAATCAGCGCAAGGATAAAAGCAGGTCCGACGCAGATTTAGATTTGCTGGGCGTTAAGGCTGAGGTGGCGGTGTCGAAGGTATTTAACATTCCACATCAGCACGCGATTGGCGTGGACGATGGGTGTGACCTTTGGCTTTACGATATATCTGTGGACGTAAAGGCCACGTTTCATAAGAGCGGCAGGTTACTGTTTAAGCGCAAAGAGGCGTTCAAAGCAGATTGTGCTGTGCTGGTCTGCCAGATTGAGCCTAATAAACTTAACGTGGTTGGCTACGCCTCACAGACCACGTTTATGAATAAGGCGCAGGAGATTGATCTGGGTCACGGCAAAGGCTGGGCCATGATGCAGGACGAACTAAACTCGCTGGAGAGGCTATGGTATGCCGCCCGGCAATCAGGATTGAAATCTTAAACAAGGGAGAAAGTCTAATGGAGAATAACGATTTATTACGGGGCAAGAGGGTTTGGCAGCAAAGGCACGCTGGCGTATCTTTAAGGGAAGTTTCTTTGGAGTTTGGCATTCTTGAATCAGAAGCCGCGCGATTTGAGCGGATATATTTTACGCACATCGGCACGATAGCGGCAATTAACGACACACCAGTGGAAGGGGAGGTTTTTCCAATAAGTAAATGTATGAGCCTTCATGTAGAAGAGCTTAATTTAACCCGTCGACAAAGAAATGGTCTTCAAGATTTGTTTGATTGTTTCCCCTTTGAGCGAATGCCGCCCGATGGGTGGCGGCGGGACTCGGTCTGCCCGACATGGGCTGGCCTTACTGTCGGAGATGTAGCGCGATTAAGTGACGTACAAATTTTGCGTACTAGAATAGGGCCTAAAACACTCAAGGATATTAAGAAAAAAATATATGATCTGCGGAAAAAAATTGAGGAGGTACAATGATGATAACCGCTGATAAAATGACCAACGCTCAATATCACGACGAGGATGCAATCAGCTCAAGTGACGCGAAGATGGTCCATAGCAAGTCGCTGGCGCACTGGAAGGCCAAGGTCTACAAATCCAGCCCAGTGTTTGACATAGGAACTTGCTGTCATTCAATGGTGCTGGAAGATGGCAAGGGCATGGTCAGAGGGCCGGAAACCCGCCGGGGCAAGGCTTGGACCGAGCTATATGAAGATGCGCAGGCAAGCGGCGAAACGCTGCTAACTGCGGGCGATTACGATCTGGCCCGCAATGTCGCCGACAGCGTGCTATTCCACCCGGCAGGACAGCGCATGGCAGGCGACACAACGGTTAATGAAGCCAGCTTCTTTGCCACCGACCCGACAACCGGGTTAAAAATCAAGTGCCGCCCAGACAGCTATTGGGATGCCAAGGGCGTGATTTACGACCTCAAAACGTGTCAGGACGCTTCACCAAAAGGCGTAAGTAAGGACATAATTTCGTATAATTATGCCCTACAATCCGCCTTTTATCTTCATACGATGGTTTGCGCTGGCTACCCAGCAGAACAATTCGTTTTCGTAAATGTGGAGAAATCTGCTCCATATGCAATTTCAACCAATATACTATCACCCGAATATCTTGCGTGGGGTAAGCAGAAGATGCACGAAACCCTCGACAAGATTGCCAAAGCCAACGAAGCCCAGCGATGGGAAACTGGCTTTTCAGACACGACCAATGTGGTTGTGTTGCCACGATGGTTGCAGCAAGACGCAGCCGAATTTTAAAACTAGGAGAGAATAAAATGGCGAATACTGACTTTAAATCAACAATGATCCGAGGCGTGGAATTTAAATATCCGAAATTGAACGCGACATATCGCTTCAACACGGCGCTTAAAAAGAGCGAGGAGGCGGCTCCAAGTGCTTCTGGCGCAGCTTACTCAATCTCATGGGAAATGCCGAAGGAAGATGCTGGCAAATTACATGCAGAATTGAAATCGCATTACGAAAGCTGCAATCGTAAGGAGCCTTTTACCAAGGTCTTCGGCATGAAGAAAATGGAAAATGGCAACTTTGAGTTTCGCGCCAAACGCAACGGCACCAACAGCCAGGGTGTGATTAACAGCCCACCGCGCGTAATTGATGGGAATAAGCAACCATTGGCCGATCTGGCCTTCTGGGGCGGCTCTAAAGGCAGCATTAAGGCTACGGCCTACCCAGTGACTGATCCAGACGGCAACGGTGGCATATCGCTACTGATTGACACCGTGCAGGTTACCCATGCAGTGTACGGGTCTGCCGGGTTGGACGATTTTGACGATGTACCAATGACGATGGCTGGCGGGATTGATGCGGCTTTGGATGACTTTGGCCCAGCAGCCGGGTCTCCGCCTGCTGCATCGCAATTAATGACTAGCCCAATTAGTGACGATGAAATTCCGTTTGCTCCTGAATGTCGGGTCTAGAGGGGTTTATTAAATAAAGAAAAGCCCAGCAGTTGGGATACTGCTGGGCTTCCACTGGGAGAAAACGAACAATCGATTGGAGAAAGGTCCGAATATGCAAATACTAACAAAAACCAGCGACATTGGCAAGCAATTCATGCTTTTGGCGCACGGTGCGCTCGATACGCGCATTAATGATGCCGGGTCGGAATATGATGGCATCACCTTATCTAACATAGCCAAGTTGGTCGATGAACCACAGGCCACCGAAAAGGAAGCCGCCGCGTTCATTATCCCCTCAACATATCGCGCACACGATGGCCGAAATCACGCAGCCCAGCGCGAAAACGGCGAATACTGGCTACTGTCCATTGACGTTGATGAGGGCGATCCATCGCTTACCGAGCTGCGATCAGCGGTTGAGCGGGTTACATTCAACGCATCGGCGCTGTTTTACAGCTCATCAGGCGCAAGCGAGGCCAACCGCAAATGGCGCGTGCTGATACCATTGTCCGAGCCTATCATCGGCGCAGATTACGTTGACGCGCAGTTGGCGCTATTTGACCTGCTTAAAGCAGAGGGCATTGTGTGCGATGTGGCGCTCTCACGCACGGGTCAGCCAATCTACCTGCCAAACGTGCCGCCTGCCCGCCGGGATGAATTTGGCCAGCCAATATTTTATCATGGGGTGCGTCACAGGGGCGATGGCCTGCTTGTGTTAAAGGAAAGCACAATCTGGGCGAACCTACTGTTCCGCCGCAAAAACGAGGAAATCGCAGCCGAGCGAGCAGCCGCCGAGCGGGCATTGCGTACGGAAAAGCGTGCGCAAAATGCTGCGCAATATAACAGCGACGATCCAGTGGAAGATTATAACAAGCGTTATAACATCAGCGATGTAATGCTGAAATATGGATATGAGCGCCAAGGCAAGTCAGACAGCTATCGCAGCCCAATGCAGGCAAGCGGATCGTTTGCCACAAAAGACTTCGGCGAGTATTGGGTTAGCCTGTCAGGCTCGGATCGCGGCGCTGGCATCGGTCAAGCCTGCGGTGAGTTTTGTTTCGGCGATGCGTTTGACCTATTCTGCCATTTTGAACACGGTGGGAAGATGTCAGCGGCGGTGCGCGAGTATGGCCGGGAGATACGACCAACGCCAGCAAAGCAGCGTGATGCCATCGTGAAGGCCACTGTCGATCAATATGCCGACTTTGACACAGTGTCGAATACGGAAACGAAGCAGCCGTTTCGGTTTAATGAGGGTATTATTCCGAATGCCGGAGAAATAAGTGCATTAGACATACCGAAGCAGCGGTCTAGTGCAGTTATTATTCCCAACGCTGAACAGAAGCCGATATTCTGGATCAAGGATGCCGAGCCTGTTTTACGATCATCATACCTAATCAAGAACTGGCTGGGCCGGGGTCAGATGTCAGTGGTCTATGGGCCAAGCAACGTGGGAAAGTCATTCTTTGCACTAGATATGGCAGCCTGCATTGCCGCTGGGATTGAGTGGCAAGGCGCGAAGGTCAGAGGCGGGCCAGTGCTATATCTAGCCACCGAGGGCGGAAATGCGTTCCAATCACGCTGCGTGGCCCTGCGAGAGGAATATGGCATCAAGGATGCGCCGCTGGCCGTAAGACCATCGCCGATTGACTTGCTGCGCCCAGAGGCTGATCTGGCGGCTCTGATCCAACTCTGCCAAAGCATAGAGGCCGAATGCGGCGAACCCATCGCCATGATCGTGGTCGACACCTTGTCACGCGCAATGGCTGGCGGCGATGAAAACGGGCCAACAGATATGACATCATTCATCGCCAACCTAGACGCGCTGCGCGATGTCACAGGCGCTCACATTATGATCGTGCATCACAGCGGCAAGGATACGGCCAAGGGTGCGCGTGGACACAGCTCCCTGCGTGCGGCCACTGACACAGAGATTGAGATGGAAGTCGACGGCAAGATACGCACAGCCACCGCAACCAAGCAGCGTGACCTTGAGCCGCAAGAGCCGATTGTATTCACGCTCAAGATACACAAACTTGGCGTGGATGAGGATGGCGATCCGGTCACAACCTGCACGATCACGCCCGCCGATCCCGACGATATTGCCGACATGAACCAGAAGCGGCCAAGCGGTGCAAACCAGAAGATCGTGGTGTCAGCGTTCAAACAATTGCGCGGTGAAGCCATCGGCGAAGCAAACCCGACAGGCCCCGGCTGGCCCGAAAGCGGGCGGTTCTGGTGCATCGATGAGGCCGAATTGCGCACATTTGCGATGGGTAAAATGACCTCAACCAACCCCGCCAGCTCATACGGAAACGCCATCAAAGGGCTGTTTGCGATTGGCTATATGTCCCAAAATGAGGGCAAAGTTTGGGTCACGGCAAAGGAGGGAAAGGCGTGATGTCTTATAAAAATCCACATTGTTTGTTTTCAATGGCTTATGCACTCAGTTTTATAATTTTTATAATTTTTATAAGGATTTTTATAAGTTTGAGCAAAAGTATAAAAGTATAAAACCCCTTATAGAGGGGTTTATACTATAACTCGGAGGATTTGATATGGCTAGAAATACAACCAAGTCGGTGGCAGCAAAGACGGCGATGGCCAATCGTGGCACGTTTGAAATTAAGCACACCAACTACCCTGATCCGATCCACTACAAGGTTGTCGCGGCGGTTGCTCCCTACAGCGTGGCGTCAGCCAAAGCGGCGACTGTCTGGGGCGATACGTTGGTCGAGAGTGTGCCGCCCGCTTACGCGCTGAGATACCGCACACTGAAGGGCGATCTTGATGCGGCCATGCTTACCAACGATTACAATCTGTGCGCAGAGCTGGCTGCATCGTTAATCAAAGCCCTCAAGGCTATGAACCAGAAGGCCAGAGAGGATGGCTTTAAGCCGCCGCAAGTCAATGGTCACATCGTTGAATGGGGCGGCAAGATATACTGCTTTCTCGCCAGCGGTGATTTAGGAGCTGTGAGGCGCGAAAGACCGTCTTGGGCAGTGTATGACTTAAAAGACGTTTGCGCCTTCCTAAAAGCCCACACAGGCTCTCTGATGGCCGCTGTGGTAAATAAGTTCCCTGACGCCAAAGTTGTTGACGTTAGGCTGTATGATGATGAAATTCCATTTGGACATGATTGAGGAGAATGACGTGAGTAAAGAAACAAACACGCGCACAAAGATTTTGGCCGAGGCAAGCGATCTTATTAACGGCCAGCGGGCAGATGATTATGGTCCTCCAGCCGAATCGTTTGGCACATTGGCAGGGCTTTGGTCAGCTTATCTTGGGCATTCGATTTCGATTACGCCATCTGATGCGTG